GACAGGTTTACCACCATAATCAATAACAATTGCATTATCTTTATTAAGACCTATTTTTAATTCAAATAGTATACCAGTATATTTATCTAAATTATTTTTTTCGGTCATCTGTATTGCCTCCACTATATGGAGTTAATATAGATAAAGCATTCATGAGTTTAACAACTTCACCATAAGGTCTAGTCATTAAATATCTCATGATATCCATAAGTTGCTCAGAACTTATTAAGTAAGTTCTAGGGGTAGTTTGTTGTTGTTTTTGCTCTTCTTTCTTTTCCATCTATCCTCCTATTAAAATGGTATATCATCATCACTAGGATAATGTTTTTCAATCACCCTTAATTTATCTGAAGCACATCCTATAATCTCTAGCTGTTTATCTATCTCTACAGCAAATTGTGGATGTTCTCCTATACCTACAGGTTTATTTAGGTATACATCTAATGTAGCTTTTGCTACATCAATCTCTGCTTGATATTTTTTTATCATAGCTTTTAAAAAGTTATCTTTCATTCTGACCCCCTGAATTGGTAATATTTATCTTCGATTAAATCTTCATCTAATAAATATACATTGTTTATATTAGGTTTATTATACTCTATTCGTAGATCTCTTATAGTTTGATTAAGAGTTCTACCTGCTTGAAGACAATCACAAACCATATCTTCAAGCTCTAGTATTGCTTGCTTTACTGCTCCCATTTTTATCCTCCTTTAATTGTTTATCTAATTTATTTATTTTATTTTGTATTTCTAGTGCAAGTTCATACAAAATATTTATTTGCCCAAGTATAGCCATCTTTTCTCCATGTGTCATCTGACCTCCTTTATTAGTCTGTTTAGATACCATTGTGCTTTCTCTAAATCTTGCAATGGTTCTCCTTTAAATTTATATCTTGAAACATATTTCAAGACATTACCCTTTAGGTATCCATGATACTCATCATCTGTCATGCAATCTTGTATTACATCTATAGTTTCTTTTTTACCATACTTGTAATGTGCAGGTGAGTTAACTTTATCGTCTACCATATTCTCTCCTTATTGCTTTGGTGTCTATAGTTTCAATATTGTAAGATCCATTACTAACTTCTCTCTTTACAATAATACCACTCCACCACATATGTTGAGTATCTTTAGCAAAAAATTCAGGATGTGTCAAGTAACATCCAGCAGATAATCCTTGTAACTTTTTACCATTAGGTAGTGTAGCAATAGCATAGTCTAATAGATGGCAATGGCCTACTGTTGCTGATACCTTGTGTTTATTTAATATAGATCTAGCTATATTCTCGCCTGATATTGCACGACCCATTATACCATTTGGCAAATAATGCACATAGTGAACTCCACTAATTACCTTTATCTGTTTAAAGGGTATCTCCTGCCATCCATACTCTTTAAATTGCAAATCAGATATTGACATTTTACCTTCTAATTCAGGATTTTCTTCTACGAATCTATCTATCCTGTCTTCGTGATTACCATGAATCATTATCTTTCTAGGTTTATGCTTACCTAAACCTTTATTAAATAAAGCAAGTGCTTGATGAGAATGTTCCATATCTCTCTCATAACGCCTGCCTTCAAAAGATTTTTTACCTCTATCATAAGAGGATAAAGAATCCATACTACAAAAGTCACCCATGCATATTACATGGGTAGCTTTTACATCTGCGGCTAATCTGCCTGCCCACAGAAATCTATCATTGCTTGCTTTAGGTGTGCAATGAGGGTCACCTATTACAACGTGTGTTGCCATTAGTTTAACTCCTTATCTCGTTTCTTCTTTAAAAATTCAAGAAAATCAATAACATTAGAATCATCATCAAACTCTGCTACTGCAGATATAGATAAATCTGCATTATCTTTTTTCTTGTCATCGGCAAATCCACGTAGTCCCCATAGAAACGTAGAATGTGGATCTGTGGTTGCCATTTTTATCATGCCTCTAGCTATAGTAGAACATAATTCATACTCTTCTGTGGTCATTTTATTTTTACTATCCATAACAATACCACATGTAAAACCCCTATCCCAAGGGCTAACTAAAACCTTAATAGAATTAATTAATAAATTTGTATCACCTTTTTTGCTCATTTAAAAACTCCACTTTAACTGGGTCTGTTATAAACCCTGAATTATTTAATCTTAAAAAATGTCTTGCGTCAACTATAACTAATGGATTACGTCTATTCATTTTTATAAAAACCACAGGTTCATTATCACCATGCCCATCAGCTTGATCATAAGCATCATAAACTTTTTTCCATCCTTCAGTATTTTTACATTCAATATCATACGGAAATAATCTTTTACCTCTGCTTGATAGTTTAACATCTGCACCAGTTTCACCCATTATAGCGACTCTAACATCATCAGTGGTAAGGGCGAGAAACAGACCCCTCAAACTATCTCTCACCCAGTTCTGAAGTCTACGACCTTTGGCTTTACGACTACGAGTTGATTTCATCTTCTTTCCTCGGATTGTTTACTTCAGTATACCAAACCCATTTAGGGTTTTTACCTTTAGATTGCTGTTGTGGTAACAACTGCAATTTACTTCCCCAACAAGGAAGTTTGTATGGGCAAAATGAACA